TTTCTTTGTTGACATTTATCTTGTTCTTTCTAGTGTGAGTTCTAGTTCTATGTTCTCAGGTATATTTATTATATTAAATATGATCGTGATTAAAATGTTGTAATTATCATCAGTTGCCTGAGCATTTACCGATATTAAATTGCATCTCGGCTCGTACTGTGTGATCGTATTTCTTATGCTTCTCTCCATCGATATTTTAATCTGCGGCGAAAAATTTTCAAATAAGTTTCTTCTTATATCGCAGCCTACATTGGGCTGAAAAAGCCTTTCTCCTCGGTCTGTGAGCACAAGATTTTTTATTGATTCTTTTACTGCGGCCTCGTCAGCATTTCTCGAAACATCGGAATTCAGTGGACTTAAAAACATATCCTTTCTCACATCGGAATAAAATATATCTTTTCTTCTGCTCTTGGGCGTAATTATTTGAACCATGGTATTTCCTTATTTATACGCTATATAGTTTTTGTTGGTGGTAGTTTATAGCATTACCAAGTTCTCTTGATAAACCGCCTGTGTTCCATGATCTATTGCCTGGTGATTGTCTATATGTTCTCATATCTATGTGGAGAAAACCACTGCCTGCATAATATGCTATTCCGTTAAACCCGTTTGCACTTGCTAGAGGTACAAATCTGATTGCTTGCGCCTGTGACATTCTAACATCTAAAGCGAGTGCTTCTGTATGCGCAGATTTACTAGCACTGCTGGTAGTTCTTGTATCTTGATATTCTTGACTCCTATAAGCCGAATTGATTATGTATGAACTGCCAAGTTCTTGAGCAATTTTCTGCAACTTTGCGAAAAGTAGAGGATTGTCTCTTACTATGACTCTCCAACCCGCGCCTTCATAGCGCTCTCCCCACTGTGGTGCATAATTATTATTTATAACACTAGGAGCAAAGCTGAAGAAACCAGACCAGCCTGTTTCCGAAACATTAGATACTACGTTTGCTTTGTCTGAATCTGATATGGGAAATCCCGTGATTCTTGCGGGTGGAATGCCGACGATTGAAGATACACCATTATTACCTGCTCTTGATGATCTAAGGGCGGCTTCTTGCGAGTCGGCTTGTAATTGCTGTCTATCAAATCTCACACCACCAGCGGCAGTGACACTAGAAATATTCATGTTTGAAAGGTTGGTGAAATCGTTTAAAGTATCATTGCCTCTAGCAAGAACTGTCGTCATTTTATTTACGGGATTCTGTAGAAAACTGCTAAGAAAATCGGAAACTTGACAAAGTCTAGTAAGCATCCACACTATGAGTTCAATCGCGGGTTTGTCGAATTGATCATATAATTGTTGAACAATTCCGTTTATCAAACTTTTAATGCTTGCTTCATTATCGTTAGAATAAAAATTTTCCAAATCCATTATTTCTTTAGCCAGAACATCAACTGATCTGCCTACAAATCCTATACTATTTTTAATATTGGCCACAGTTTGTCTTGCCTTATTAATCAAATTTTCTATGATAGTCATAAACGTGCTTCGTATAGCGCTTAGCATACCCGGAACAGAAAAATCAGACAGCGAGGCGATGCCATTAGATAACTGTACTTGAAAATTTCCCATGCTATTGAAAAAGTCGAAGAAATCCGAAATGAAACTTAGGAATGAAGAACCACAAGCACCAGAAGATATAGAAGATCCATAATTGTCGTTGAAGAATATATCGAGAGAATTTATAAGATCGATGAAGGTCTGGTTGGGTTTCGTTGTATCAACTGTCGGGTAATTTTGATCTTGAAAATTCGAAACGGGAATTAATGTACTGCATGAACCAGGAACACCCACAGTTCCTGGATTAATTATCTTTTTAGTAATAGCCGCAACCGAAATTTTACAACCAAGCACATCGAGAACAAGAACATCGCCTACTTTATAATTCGAACCTGAATTTGCAATAGTAACAAGAGGCGAACCGTTATTGCCAACCACCACGTTAAATGATGCGTTTCTGCCTTTATTACTTTCTACCTTTGTAAGCGAAACATCAAAGACTGCGTGACCGGGTTCGTAGGTACCTCCCTTGACTTCGCCGCTTATCACGATACGAGAATTATCTTTTATTGTGATAAACCCTGTTACCTTCAAATTGCCACTAATGCCCTGGATACCGACTCCGTTACCGATAACTTGAGATTCGCTGAAGCCAGAAACGTCCAGGTCACTTTCATATATCACGCCTCTAAAAGAACCGTCTTTTTTTATTCTTCCTTTTGTTCTGCCAGTCAATATGCCTGGGGTATTGTCAATATAGGTGGACAGTTTTTTATGAATTCCTGGTGGATTTTTTTTCGAGCATCCAATGAAATTTACTGCCGTGATTATGCCTGGTATACTGGTTTCGTTACCGCAAACCAACCTTCTGCGAGAGTTTTCATTATCTATTAAACTTAATAGAGAGTCAATGTCAATAACAGAATCGTCCAAAAATTCCGCAAGTTCTTCTGTGTTGATTGGCGATTGTTCCAATTTTTCATTTATTACATTGAGATCTGTTAGATCGGTTGATCTTAGAATTTCATTTAAATATCTATTTGCTCTTGATAACTTTTCTTTATTATACTTATTTGCTGCGCTCTGGCCGAAATCCAATATTTCATCAAAATCTGCAATTTCAATGTTTTCAGGTCTTAAAAGGGAATTTGAGTTTCGAGCGGTTAGTGATGTGAATGGGTTGCAGGTCATGAGAGTTCTCCAATATCATCCAACGATGAAGTAACACCTGCTCTACCAGATGAATTTTGTGTAGTGTTTTTGCTTATCACGCTCTTTTTAAGTTCTTCGCCGATGCCAGATTTTAAGGCCCCAGGATATACGGCTGCCGAAGGTGTTGCCGCGGTAGGCGATCCGGATTGTCCGTTAGCTAGTTGGACCACGTCGTCGATTGCAACAACAGATGCGTTCAAACTCACTTTAGCACCTCCGCCGATGATAGCATGATCTGCTTCGACAGAATATGTCCCCGACGCACTGGCAAATATATTCTCAGCCGCAGTATGTATTCCTCCATCACTTGTTATAAAAGTATCACCAACTGATTTTATTGTAGTCTGTCCTGCGGTATTTAAGAAAATATTTCCTTCTCCTTGGCTACTTAAACTCATATCTTTATTGCTTGCAAAACTCATTTGACCCTTCGAAACAATATCCACTCGGTCTTCCCTAGCAGTCAGTGCTACTCTTGCCGCAGCTAAATCTATCGCGTCGCCTATGTTCATATTCAGTTTTCCTGCCGCAGATAAATTAAGATCACCACCGGTACTGATGTTTATATTTCCTTCTGATCTGATATCAAGATTGCCATCTTTAACTGCTAAAGTATATCCGCCATTATTTATTTGAGTTTTCTTGCCTTTCGTATGCTCATACATATTTCCTCTAGTGACATTATGCATGTCACCGAAAGATTTAATTAAGATAGAACCATCTGGAGTAAGCGTTATGTGTGTACCATTTGTATGAACGATATTAACAAACTCGTCCTCATCTTTCTGACCTGAAACTTCTATATAAGCGCCGCCATATCGAGATTGCCATATTGAACTTTTAACGGTACCACCGAAAGGCATACTTGGCTCTTCGTATCTTTGCTCAACGTCGCCTTTTGTTTCTTCGGTATATGTATCTTCGACTTTATTAGTCTCAGCAGGGAGAGAAGGAGTTTCTTCGACATTTTCGCCCGTCATTTGTGAAGGTAAAGGACCAAGACCTATCTTATCAAGTAGCAATTTGCTAGGTGTAGTATAATTGTTTATACCAGCATTCGGATTAATAGGAGCTTTAGGATCGATTGGCATAGTTAACTACCTCCGCTTGTATGTGCGCCAAGTGCTTGTTCAGCGAATGCTTGCGGCTTATTAGCTCTTCTGGCCGAACCATCTGAGCGCTCGTAATATATGTCAAACGATTCCGCAGCAGATGTGGCGCTTGAAGTACTTCTAAGTTCTGTAGCAGCCCTAGTTTCGCTATTAACAAGCTCCCATTGTATAAAACCAAGTTGTTGTTCAAATGTTGCTTCTCGAATATCAGAAACTTGCATTACACGTAGAGCGTTTTCAACTCGTTCCGGGCTGCCGACAGAATTCCATTGAGCAAGTCCGAACGATTCTTCGATGCCGTTGCTAAGATATTGTCTAGGATCGAGTCCACTTTCTTTCTGTAAGTTGCCAACGATACCAGCTGCTTGTTCGGGCGTCCAACCCTGAGCAATAAAGTAATCCATTGCTTGTTGCGACCTTTCACCGTTTGTTCCTGATAGTGGCGGAAGATCAGATGCATTGATCTGGCCTGCTCTTTGATTATTTACAGCAGCCTGTGCAGCAAGTCTCGGATCAACTTGGCCATCGCCATATCCTATAGCACCGTCGTAAGGTATTCCGAAGTGCGCACCGTGAACGACTCCAATGATGAAGGGATGCTGTGCATCTCTGCCGTCCATGAAAAACCCAAAAACCCAATCGCCTTCTTCGGGTAAACTAAAAAACGAACCACCCGTTCCATTTATCATAAACGCCCAAGGCAAATCTTCAGTCAATACTTCATTTGTATCGAGTGGCGGATGGAACCCAAACGCTCTTACTCTTATTCGACCATGATTTATAGGATCATTCCGATCTTCTACAATTCCCATAAACCAAGTTAGGTTCTGTAATCCGTCACCGTTAAGTTGCATCTGGGTCTCTTCCTATTCCATTACGAGTTAGAGTCAATTTTTGTACATAAGTATTTTCATAGAAGACATTAATTATCGATTCTACAAGATAAAAACCGCTTGATCTTCTGTCGGTTGTATCTTCCGAGCCACTAGATGCCTGGTATTTCATAATGTCGAGTGAAACAGTACTTCCCGCGACTATGCTATTATTTCCGTATATCGAAATTTTTACCTTATTTCTATTGGTATGATATAAATACGTGCCTTTTCTATTATAGATATCTGCGTAATTAGTATTTGGTCTTACACCAGGTCCGGCAGAAACTCCTTCACTGGGATAATCTTTTATAAACCATCTATTCTGAGTTTCTAATATTCTTTCTTCACGGAACTTTTTTGTATGGAAAAGTTCGAGCTCAGGATTGTTTTCATCAAATCTATCAACCATAGAATAAGGTTTTCTATTAATGACATTGTGTAAAGGATCAACTTCATATGCTGTTCTAACATAACCGCCACCATTTATATCATCGATAGTATTTACGATTTCACCATAGTCTATTTCTATAATTGAACTTTGAAGACGAATTTGGCCATCAGGAGATTGATCTACATCGAATGATTGTGAGAATACATATGACCCTGTATATATTTCTCTTTGCAGATATTCATTTGTTGCAAATACATAGTTTTTTCTATTTTCAAAGAAATGATAAGTCTGCGAAAAACTACTTGCATTATATGCTCTCTTCGCAAAGAAAAACATCGTCTGTTCCGGGCTATAGTTCGGAACTACCAATCTTTGATTGCCGTCAGTTTCTTCGACTATTAATTCTTTTGCTTTGTTTTCACTCGAACCAGCTTCTAATACTTCATCCTCGGGGTTGTTTTTGAATATTGAAGGAGTGATATCTTTACCGTAGTATTTGTCATGAACAGTTTTCACAAATTCGCTTATCTTATCGCCCTGAGATCTATTGGTAGCGGGTCCGGCGAACGCTTTCATGATGCTTGAATTTTCTGAATACACTTTAGGTCGCGACGTAAAATGCATCGTATATTCCCACATCGTAGATTTTCTGGGGTCTGCCTGTCTCACATCAGAAACAGAATACAGGAACATTTTATCTACATGCTTAACACCATAAAAATCACTATAACTAATCTCTATGAATTCTTCACCTCTTAAAGGAAAATCCTGCAGCAAACCTACGGTATCAAACATCTTTGCGGAGCCACGCATCGCTCCTCTCTTCATTGATTCTTCGATCTGGAAGGAATGAATAAGTGCCTTTATATCGAAAGTCTTTGAAAAGTCGTAGGACTTTATAATAAAACTGTGCAATTCAAAATAGCCAGCCTCTTTAATCACTCCACTTTCAGCCATTCATCTGCGCCTTTAAATCTGTTTCAAACTTGTCCGAAAATCTATTATCAATAAGATATATGTTTCTTTTATTATCATTCATGATTGTTTCATAGTCGTAGTAACGAATAGCTTTCCATTCTGCTTCATCTATAAAACTACCATTTTCGAATGTAAATGTATTTATTGTAGTTTCAGTATTTGCTATATTTTGGTAATAAAGTATATTGTCTGTTATTGTTTCATTCTGTCCCCATGCAAGAACTGCATATCCAGTAGCACCAGATTTTTCTGCGTATTTCTTTTTGAAGTTTTCTTCAAACTCTATGGAAGATAGTGGCCATTCACCATACATATCCATGATGTTATTTGCAAAATATACAAGCCACACCTTATCTTGGCTTCCGTAATAAAACTCAGCGATGTGTTCGGGTCTATCATCATTGCGGATTGTATAAGGCAAAAACACAAAAGGGTCGCCGAAAATATCTTCAACGATTTTTGTTCGCTTCATTATATTAACAGCAGAGCGATTGTTATAGTTAATTGTAGGAAAATATTTAAAATAGTTCGACATTATTAGCCTCCAAATTCATCAGCGGTCCAGATTTCGGCTTCGATGAATTCCATCGATATATTAATAAAGGCTGGTGCTGAACCACTGCTACCTTTTATCATCACGTTGCCGTTAGGCGAATAGTCGACACTTAATCCTTTGACCATGGACCGTTTGAATGTAAATATCTTGGAAGGATCAAATCCCAAAAAGTAGATGTCAACCATATTCGGATATGTAAGTATACCTCTACTCAAGGACGCGCCGTTTCCTCCACCGACGCCTTTATATTTGGGTAGGATTTTAGATTTTATAGTTCTAATAATTCTATGTATCTCGTTCGATTCCGATTCGCTCTGTGGTGCTAGAGTCCATGAAAAGGCAAAATTTTTCAAATCAACGCCATCAAAAACTAGCGACTGGTGAGGATTGACTGCCTCGCCAGAACCAGAACTTATAGCATCACCGAGACCAGGCAACAGAGAACCTAGTCCTGATTTATTCATATAGTTTATATACGAAGCCGAATCTGCCACACCGAGACCCGCATTAGCTGAAGCTACAGAGCCAGCAGCCTGCTCTCCTATCTGCCCGGCAGCCTCTAATGACGAGGACACGAAATCTGCAAGACTTCCTGCTGCTACCCCATCACGAGCAAGCGCGCCACCCACGCCCAATTCTCTGCCCCCGACGGTTATGCCAAATCGGTCTGTTATTGATGCAGGTAAGGGCAGTCCTATTGAGCCTACCTCGTTTACACTATCAATGACTCCACTTGAATATGAGTACTCTGAAAAATTCATGTATATTCCGTGAGTACTGCCTTCAGATGGGTATTGCATACTTGCAAATCTACCACGTGATCTATTATTCTCTACCACTTGATCTGGTATTAAGACCGTGCTATTTGATCTCATTTGACTGTTTACCCTTATAAATATAAATGTAGTTATGATATTATTTATAAAGGAATTATGCATTGACTAGAGGTTACTCAGGAAAATTTAGACCCAAAAATCCGCACAAGTACAAGGGCGATCCGACAAAAATTACTTACCGAAGTTTGTGGGAGTTAAAGGTATTTAGAAGAGTAGATGAGCATCCTGATGTCATTTGGTGGCAATCTGAGGAAGTAGCAATACCTTACCGCAATCCAGCAAAGAATAAAGGTTTGGGCGGACCCGCTAGATATTTTCCAGACATCATATACAAAATGAAAACTGGCGAAACCACCACCGAGACTGTAATGGTGGAAATTAAACCGAAAGGTCAAACAAAACCGCCAAATCCATCTAAGAAACATAAAACTCCAACTGGCAGAGTTTCCAAGAGATATATAAATGAAACCGTTGCTTATTCTATAAACGAAGCAAAATGGAACGCTGCTATGATATATTGCAAGGAAAGAGGTTGGAAGTGGACCATAATGACCGAGGACGATATTAAGCCAGGCAAGCGGTAGTTCCATTTTTTCTCTTATAAATATATGGAACACGAAAGGATAAATTAATTGGCGAAAATTTTCGACGAAATTTTGTTAAAAGGGATTCGATCTGGACAAGTTCCCGCTCGAAGCTCGACCGCGCGTCAGTGGTTCAGAGAAAAGGCCAAAGACGCAGGGAAGGTAACAGAATCTCAAATCTTAAGAGGAGATAAAGATCGTCTTAAAAACAGAACTGCTGTGGGTAGCATGTATTTCTTCACCTATGATGCGAAACATAAAAAGACCTTGCCTTACTTCGACCGCTTCCCACTTATCTTTCCAGTAGGTCCGGCAGTGGGTGGTTTCTACGGATTGAATATGCATTATCTCCCATTGCCTCTAAGAGCGCAATTGATGGATGCATTATATGAAGTGACTAACAATAAAAAATATGATGAAACTACTAAACTAAAAATATCATATGGCATTCTAAAGAGTGCGGAAAATATGAATATGTTTAAGCCCACATTCAAAAGATATCTATCGAGTCATGTTAGAAGTCGCTTTGTCAAAGTGCATCCTAGTGAATGGGATATTGCTCTTTGGCTCAACTCCGACCAATTCGAAGGTGCTAGTAAGGCTTCTGTTTGGGCAGATTCGAAGAAAATCATCGCGGGCAAAAAGCCTAAAAGGAGATAAGCAATGACATTTAATGTTGCAGATTTTTCTGCTAAGGTAAATGGCGGCAACGGATTAGCAAAAAATAACCTGTTTGTGGCGGCAATAAATTCGCCGAGTTCAATGAATCTCGCAATAGAACGTGATCTCATTTTTCTCTGTAAATCTGCTTCCATCCCAGGCATGCAAGTCGATACAGTTCCTATATTGACACAAGGTTGGGGAAGAGTAGATTTGATGCCTTCAGTTTTTACTAAAGAGAATTTATCGCTAACATTTATGGTCGACAGTAACTTTGCGGTTCAACAGTATTTTCATAGGTGGATGCAAACTATTGTAAACTACAACGAATTAAATGGTTTACAAACTGAAGACATTTCGAACGGCAAGCTACCCTATGAATTTGACTATAAGAACAATTATGCCGGCACAGTCGATGTCGTTGTGTATTCGGAAAACGATAAATCAGATAGCGCAAAAACCTATACCTATCAATATGGCAAAGCGTTCCCTACTTCAATAGGACCACTCGAAACCTCTTGGGAAAACAATGCAGAAATTATGACTGTTACAGTTTCTTTTGCTTATTCTTCTGTTGCAGTATCAGGAATGCAAGAAACGGTAGTTTCAGAAAGAGCAACGAATCCGCCTTCATCGGGTTTTGCTTCTGGTGGCTTCAACGGATCGTTGGGTGGGGCAGCCTCGAATATCGGACAATTGTTCTACAGATCTAATAATATACAAACTACCATAGATAATATATTATCGCCTATAAATAGAGTAATAAATGCAGGAAGCGATTTCATTTCCTCTATCAAACGCATATTCTAATCATGAAGGAGCTATATAATGGCATTACCTAAGTTAAATAAACCTCTGTTTGAAATAACAATTCCGTCCACTGGCAAGACAGCAATGTACACGCCCTTCACAGTAAAGGAAGAGAAAATACTTCTGATTGCTCAAGAATCACAAGAATCAGATCAAATGATACTTGCTATCAAACAAATTTTGACTAATTGCATGGTTGATGTCAACATCGATAATCTTGCCATATTCGACTTAGAATATCTCTTGATAAATCTTAGAGCGCAATCTGTAAACAACATGTTAAATTTCAAAATTAAAGATCCTGACACCGAAGAAGAGATTGAACTTGAAATTGATATCAATGACATTGAAGTAAAATTCAATGATGAGCATAAAGATAAAATAAAAATAGATGATGACAATTATTTGAATATGAGATATCCGTCTACTAAGCAATTGAAGCAGATCATAGAGCTATCCCAGAAAAAAAGTACCGAGAAGATGTTCGAAATGATGACCTCTTGTTTCGACGTTCTTATCTCCGGAGAAGAAGTACATAAATTCGAAGATTACACGAAGAAAGAAGTGAGTGATTTTGTCGAAACCATGTCTTCTAAGACCATACAAGAAGTTAAAAAATTCTTTGAAACTATGCCCTCAATGTACTATGAAAAAGAATACAAAAACAGTAACGGCGATATGAAAACATTCGTAGTAAAAGGCACAGAAACTTTTTTTATCTAGCGCTAGGTCATATAAACCTGGCAAATTACTATAGGAATCTGTTCACACTCGTGCAACATTATCAATATTCAATTAGCGATGTTGAAGATTTAATGCCATTTGAAAGAGATATTTTTGTTGATATGCTGGTACAATTTATAGAACAACAGAAAGAAAGCAGTAGCAAATGATAAACGGCAGCACCGAGAACCTGGAAGCGTTTATGGACGCATTCGAAACTATGAACTATTCACTCAATGCGAATGTGGGCAAATTGGTTGGTATGCAAGAAAAGTCAATAAAAGAGTCTAAAAGTTCGCCTGTAATACAAATGGCCGATTCAGAAGGGTTTGTTCCATTTCAAAGTACGCTCGCGAAAATGAACGGCTCTTTCGAGCCTGTGCCTAATCTCTTGAAAGATATCTACAACGTACTAGACGAGCAGCTGTTTATAACCAAAGAAACAGTCGAAGATCAAAAACGTAAATGGGAATTAGAAGGTGCGGAGAATAAAGCAATTCCAGCGTCAGAAGAAAATAATAGTCCTGTCATAACTCCAGAAGACGACAGTGGAGGGTTTTTTGCTAACATATTCGGCGGCTTAAGTTTTGCACGAATATTAGCAGGATTTGCCATAGCACCTTTTGTTTTTAAATTTGCTCAGGGGTTTGTATCATCTATAACAGATGGACTTGTAGAATTGACTCCGACAAATCTCTTTGGTTTATCTGCCATAGTAAAATCTGTAGGAGGCATCTTTAGCTCACTACCAGGCACCGATAGAATTGTGGGACTTTTTAGATCCTTTGCTGCTCCCATTACAAGAATCACGGGCATGTTAAGTTCAATAACAGGTTTCATTGGAAGAACATTCAGTATGATACCAGGCACTGGGGTGATAAAAACCCTACTCGGAAGACTTGCATGGCCTATAACAATTGTTCTGGGTTTCGTCGAAGCATGGAATAGTTTTGCGGAAACCGATGGAGATTTCATGGACAAATTTGGCGCAGCGGTCGGTGGTTTTTATGCGAGTGTAATAGGAGCGCCGCTTGATCTGTTGAAAGATATTGTTGCATGGGTGCTTAGTAAATTCGGGTTTGAAGATGCAAGTGCTGCTCTTTCCGAATTCAGTTTTAGTGACAAAATAAGAGAAATATACACTACCGCGTTTGGATTTATAGGTTCTATTGTTGATTGGGTTAAAGAACTATTCTCCGATCCTTTGAGTGCCCTACAGACGCTTTGGAGTAATTACATTGGCGCATTCGCGTCTATTGGTTCTTTTATAGGAAGTGTACTTGGCAGTGCATTTGAGTGGATCGCTGACAAGATGGGATTCTCGACTGAAGGTACTGTCTGGGAGGATTTCTCCATTAAGGAAATCTTCAATGATGTCATGGAAGATATAAGACAGTTTTTCGTAGATCTATTCGACTTCTTGCCGTCACTAGATGATGTGAAGGCTCGTCTTCTGTCTATATTGCCAGAATGGATGCAACCAGCGTCAGTAAACGAACAAAGATCTACGCTAGAAAGCGAACTTCAGAATGCAATAGCAGACAAACAGCTTTATGATAGCGCACCGGACGCAATACAAAACAGGAGAACAGACCCGCAGAGAGAAATTGACAGACTCAGAAATCAATTGTCAGATCTTCCTGAATTGGCTAGGGGTGGAATAATAAACGCACCGGAAAGTGGTGGACTTGCAATGCTGCATGGTGCTGAGATAGTCGCACCTCTTAATTCGCCGCAAGGCCAAGCACTCGCCGCGATGAATGATCTGATGAAAGTTGCGAATATTGGAAGTCTTGCCAAGAGAGACTACGTAGCAGCAAATGCACAGCAAGGTGCGATAGATCAGGGCAGAGCACGAACTGCAATGATGAACATTATGCCTCAGATGATTAACAC